CTCCTATGTCAACCCATTTTTCTTTAACCCAAGCTCTTAGTCCTTTTTTCGCCATTATGCGACAGCAGTTATTTTACGTTTATTTTCCATAACTCCACCACAACCTTTTGCAATTCCACCTTGATTGTAATTAGAAATTTTTTTCCGTTGTTGAGAAACTTTATTAATCATACCTCCATTAGCTTTCTTTTTTTTACCACCTGGTTTTACTTTCCCAGAACAAACTGCACTTGCGTACATATTAGCATAAGCTGAAGGGTATACTTTAAATTTGCGTTTGGCTGCCGCTTTTCCTTTGGGACAAAGTTTTGCCATTATTTTTTTCTTAGCTTAGATAGTGTCTTAGCGAATCTTGCTCGTTGACCTAATTTTCCCGGTGCTTTCGCAGCTTTGTTTAGTTTTTTTAAAGGAATTTTTTTTCCTTTTTTTATGCCTAAAGACTTACGCAATGAACCGGGTTTCTTAATAGCTTTTTTAATGTCAAGTTTTTTCTTTTTTACTTGTCCACCTTTTTTAGCTTCAATGACTCCTCTACCAATAAGTACATCTTTTTGAGTTACCTTACCATCCCCACTTAAATCTTTTAATTTTTTCTCAGCCATTATCTTCTTCCTTTTCCTATAGCTTTTTGTAATATTTTCGCTTGTTTAGCATGTGTATTAGATGCTTTTTTTAAACCTTTAATTACTTTTTTAACTTTTTTCTTTGAACCCTTTTTCATTTAGTTAATCCTTTGCTTTTTTCGAAGGAGCGGAGTCCAGCGACGCCGAGCATTGAAGTGACAATTGCTAGAAGGGGTCCAGTTTGAATTTCTGGAGCAGTTAAATTTAAACCTGCAAATTTAGAATACCATTCAATTCCTGGAGATAGAATAAATTCGAACGCTAAAGCAAAGCCTCCACACCAGCCAATAAATGGCCTCCACCCTGAAACAAATATTGATCGATGACCCGCCTCTTTGGCATTTACGTCTAATTGTTTTTCAGCGAGTTTCTGTTGAATACGCTGCATCAATATTTTTTTGTCTAGCCTTTCCTCGTCTGAGGTATGCAAGTCATCGACCACTTTAGAAATAGTTTTTAGTGCACCACCTGAGCCTCCTAAACGGTCTAGAATGATGCCTAGCATTTTTTATACAGCTCCTGAAATTTTTCCGAGAACTACAATAACAATTACAGCCACGATACCAGCTTTAATCCAGTCCTTCATGCCCCAGTCTGACCACTCTTTCAAGTGAGCCCATATATCTTTTAAAAGTTTCATAAAACCTCCTTTAAAAAAAACAGTCTACCTTAACTTGTGATTAAAATAAACCTTTAAAAGGAACCTTTTTAATTTGTGCCTTACTTCTTTGACCTTTTGGTCCAGCACCTAAGTTTTGTGTAACTTTTGGTCCTTCCATACTAGCCGTATATACATCAACAATTGCTTGTTTATTTACATGGGGGCCTGCGTAAGGATTCATATCTGTTGATTTAGTCATCTTTGCATTAGGGTACATAGATCCATTTATGTATTTTGGTTTTGGATTATTTAATGCCATTTTTTCTCCTAGTGTATTGTTGGTTTGTCTTCATCTAATTCTTGTAAAGCATGTTGGATAAATAGTAAAGTCTGGTCTTCACTATAACCATTTCCTTGAAATATTTCTTTTACTTTTACCATTAAAACTTCTGCCATTATTAAAGCTAAATGATCACTAGTTACTGTATCTCTGACAAACTTATCAAGAAGATCAATGTAACTATCAAACAGTTGTTGAGGAGTAATCAATGTTTTATTTAGCATTTTTATATTGAAAACCTGGTCCGTCACCCTTAGCATCAAGTTTTTTAAGATTAATATTTGCTCTAAGTTGTGCAATATCCTCTTGAGAGTCGATTCTTGCATTATCTATAGCGTCTTTTTGTTGTAGTTTTTGTTGTTCAAACCCAAGTCTTTGTTGATCATATTGTAATTTAGCTTGATCATTCATTGCTCGTTGCTGTAACTCTTGTTGTTTAAGAGCTACTACAGGATCTGGTTCTCCAGCCCCACTCATTTGTGCTTGTAGTTGTTGTACTTCGCCCATAAATTGTGCCTCTAATGTGGCAATCTGTGCTTCAGACATTAACTCTAGATCTCCTCCTTCTGCTACTTGACCCATTTGTTGCTCTGCTTGTTCTATTTGTTGAGCTACTGCTTCTTTTGCCTTAATTGTGACATGTTGTAAAATATGTTTATTTAACTCAACACCTATCTGAGGCATTAATTGTACTATTGGGGATAATCCAAAGAGTATATGCGCTTGAATATGCGCATCATGATTTTGTCCTTCGTAGGCTTCAATCTTATCTTCTTCAATTAATTTACGGTTCTCCATGGATGGGCTCATAGGTTCGGGTTTTTCCAATTTCATAATCTTGTCAATATCCGAAACGCCCAAAGCCTCGTACATGCGAATATAAGCTTCTTTCACGTTATGAAGTTGAGGCGCACTCGTTGCTAACTGAAGCTGAGTCTGTGCCAACTGAATGCGTTGTGCCATGGAGAATATGTTCGGATCTGCAACGGGAATAATATCCACGCGTTCATCGAAATCTGTTTGTTTGATAGATCTATCTCCACCAACAACGGCGTAAGGATATTCCTCAGGAAGATATGTTTGAATAACTTTAGCTAGTAATTTAAATTCTGTTTGCATTGCATAATACATTCTTTTGTGAATGCTACTCATGATACGCGAACCGCGTTCTAATAAAGCAATCGTCGTTCCAACAGGTGCTCCTTGATTTGCATCACCCACTTGCATGTCAGCAATTTGTGCAAAGCGTTGACCTGCATCAACAACAAAACCAAGTAAACCAAATAATGTTTGTGATGGTTCTTTATAAGGTAACGGCATTAAGCCTTCTCGAATTGCACCAGACGGTGCATCAACATCTCTAAATTCTCCTGGTTGTAATGGCTCATCATTATCAGCGATCCGTAGACCACGTGTCTTGAAACCCGCAGGAAGATTAGCTAATGTTCCAGCATCAATTAATTGACGTAATGCTTGTGTCGCGGTACGCGATAGGCCACCAATTAAATGTATTAAACCAAAACCATAAAAACCTAATCCTGGTAAAAATTTGTAATGAACAAAATATTGTTTCTTCTTAAATAACGGATCACCTTCATCATAATTACGACGAATAGATAAAATTTTTCCTGATGACTCTTCTAGAGTTACAATATAGGGAAGTTTAATTCCTGTTTCTTCTTCACCTTGTTTATCTTCATAACCTACTAAATCTAAATCCACATGAAACTCTAAAATAGATATCATGTATGATTGACCTGTTGGTTGGACTCCATCTAAATTATTAATGGCATCTTTAATGTTTCCTGTACTATAAGATGGTGTACTAGGTGGTGATGGTGTAATATCAATGTCTCGGTAAAATCCCGCTATTTGTTTTTTGCGTACATCATTTTCTGATAACCTAACAACATGAGTTACTCTCTCACATGAATCTAAATCACTTGCCGTGTAAGGAACAACAAGATCTTCTGCAGGGATAAATTTTGACACGGCTCTTCCAAGCTGTGCATCGTAATACACTTTTTTAAATGTTGAACCACTAAGAGGTAAATAAAATAACATTTGATCTAACTCTGGTGTATACTCTTCCATCACTTGCGTGATTTGATAATTCATAAATTCTTTTACACGTTGTGATTGTTGATACACTTCTACTGATTCTTTTCCTACAACACGTGTTCTCACAGGACCATCGGATGGCATCATTTCTTTAAAGGCTGTCGAACTAAATTGGGTAACGGCTTCTGCTAATAAAGGGTGTGTAACGGAACTCGCACCGCGAAACGGTCTTGTTCTTTCTTCAAACTTAACTCCTAATAAATCTAATCCTTGTGTATAGGTAGAGGCCCACTCTTCGCGTGACGCTCTATCGTTTTCATAATCACCCATTAGATCACTAGCGATAATACCTAGATCACTATCATCCATACCTTCAGATAAATTACCATAGAAATCTTGTTCTATTGGTTCATCATCAATAATAGTTTCTTCTGTAACTATTTCTATTTCAACAGGTTCTTCGTTTTGAATTGCATCTTCAATTGTTTCACCAACAACTGATTGTATTTTTTGGTCAATGTTGTTTTCAGCCATAATTTTTTATAACCTATTAATGTCTATAAAGCCACCAAAATGAAATTCAGGTATCTCAATGGAGCCTCCTTTGCTTTTTAGCTTAATCTTATTTTTATTCAGTAAGTTTATGACTTTTGTGGAGTCGAGGATTTTTCCGTAACCTTCGTTTCGCGACGACGCAATTGCTTGGATCGTGGAGATGATACTGTCGAGATACTCGATATTGAAGTTGGTAACCCCATCGCCTTCCATTCTTTCAGTGACACTTTCTTGAAGCCCATTTATATTCTCCTCATATTCATTAGATTCTATATAGTCTGAAACCCATTCAGACGGAATATACACCATATTCTTTTCTTTTCCAAATACTTTTTGAAAACTATCTTGTATCTTTTTTTCTTTAGGCATCCCATCAAAAGATATGACGGAAGCAACAAAACCTCCTGGAACTGGTGTAATATTAAAGTCTAATCCAGTTAATTTATGTAACCGTTGTACATCATCTTGAGTATAACTTGATTGAATATATAATTGAACAGTAGGCATAGCATTAGAATTTATATCCTCTTCATTATCTAAAGCTTGAAAATTACTAGCTGCCATAGCGTCTTGATCTAAATGTTGCCCTAATAAAGACAATATTTGTTTTCTTTGATCCACATTTAATGGAATAACACCATTTTTAGTTTTAACAGTTAAAGGAACAATAACATTAAAATTAGCTTTTCCATCATATGTCCCTAAACCTGTCATCATTCTAGATACTTCTGCTTTTTCTCCTATGACTGAGGAAATAAGATTTTCCATAACAGAAGGTTGTTTACCTTTTTTACTAATAAGTTTAGTTAAATTACTTTTATGAACTTGATTAATTTGATTCATTAGAACATTATCATCTGAAAAATTGTTAATTAACTGTTCTATTTTTTTTCCATTAGGAGTAAGATAACTTCCTACCTCAATAGTTGCTTTCAT